GCTGATGGTGTCCCAGAGGTTAATCCAAAACTCCCGGAACTCCTCGCAGTTGTTCCATAAATAAATAAAAGCCGCTACGAGAGCGGCAATAGCCATAATGATTAGTGAGATTGGATTCGCGTTCATAACAGCATTAAACGCCGCCATTACACCTTGCCCAGACTTGATAACCCCGAAAAACGTTTGAAATCCGGTAACAAGTGAACTAACAATACCAACAATTTTGAATACAGCCAAACCGGTTCCAATCGCTAATAAAGCTGCAACAACTGCGTCTTTATTCTGCAAAATAAAATCAATGATTTTTGTGACAGCTTGAGTGATTTCCGTAACAATCGGCATTATAACTTCTGCCAGTTTTGATATGCTTTCCTGAAAATCCGCATTAGCCTGGTTGCTTTCAAACAAGGCTTCATTATTTTCCTGCCAGGCTTGTCCGGCAGTCATCAATCCCTGATTGGCTAATTCCTGCAAGACGAGATTCGCCCGCTCCGATTCGCTGTTCGCCGCTTGCAGCTTTGCATTAAATTCGTCCTCGCTGGTGCCGGCCCAGTTTAAAACGTCTGCGAATGTGCCTGTGACATTTCCGGTTTTTACAGTTTCATTGATCGCTTCGGATAAGCTGTCGATTGGAATACTATCCCCATAAGTAGCCCAAGCGCCAATGGTGCCGTTGATGATTTGGTCTAGCTGGCTTTGAGATAGGCCTAGTGCCTGCAAGTTGGCGGTAGTAGTGGCCGCTGTTTGGTCATCGCCTAAAACGCCGTAAAGAGTTTTATAGCTCGACGCGGTTTGTTCAGCAGTATATCCGGCTGCCTGGCTTGAAATTTCTAGGCTTCCCATGATTTTCATATATTCACGGGATTCGTCTGCAATATCTTTCATTCCAGATATAATTGCTTTTGAACCCTCGACAATCGCTCCGGCTTTTAGATAGTCTCCAAAGTTAGATGCTTCCTTGCCTGTATCTTTGATACTTTCTCCGGCTTCTTGTGCGGCAATTTTTAATTTTTCAAACGGCGTCCCATCAATCTTTTTAATTGAATTATCCGTTTGCTTAGCTTCCGATTTTAGGTCGCTCAGTTTATTTTCAGTGGCGATCACTTCTCTTTTTAAAGCGTTGTATTGGCTTTCGCTGACTTTACCGCGCTTGAATTGATCCTGTACCTGCTTCTCTGCTTGTTTTAATGTATCAAGCTTTTTTTCGGTGCTGTCGATTGATTTATTTAAAAGATCATACTTTTGTCTGAGCAGTTCCGTGTTTCCAGGATCCATTTTCAGAAGACGGTTGACATCTTTTAGCTGTGTCTGGGTATCTTTTATCTCTTTGTTTACACCGGACAACGCTTTCGAAAGCCCAGTGGTATCGCCGCCGATCTCTATCGTGATGCCTTTTATTCTATCAGCCAATTTTTCCACCTCCCGCAAAGAACTGTTTCATGGAGCCAGGCGCGCCTTTGATTGGATATTTCTCATTGTCATTAGCCTGTTCGGTGGTCAGATCATAAACCATGCCGACGGTCATATCGTCTAAATCCTCTTTTGATAATCCAAGCTCGGCGCACCTGAGCATAAAAATAGAACCGTTCATTTCACGGTCCCGGGGAACTATTTTTTTTTAGGCTTTGCGGTCTGCATTTCGTTCATAGCCCAAAGCTCAAGGACGCTTGGAAGGATCTCATAGATTGAAAATGTCTTAAACTCGTCAAGCCAGTCCTCAGGGTTATTCGGAACATTCGCGTCATACTGGCGGGCCATGATGTAAGCGACATTCTCGAAAATTTCCAGATCCAGGCTGGAAAGCTGAGCGTCCTCTTTTTCTTCATCGGTGGCGGTATCCGGCAGAGACAAAGCTTTGTTGTACGCTTTTTTCAGCTTGTTTAAATCCTGGATAATATCCCGGCCCATTCTGTGCCGATAAAGGCGTGGGGTCAAAGCCGTAGCCTTAAACCCCACGTCCCTTCCATCGATTTTGATTACTTTTTCCATCAGCCTGCGCCTCCCGTTGTATCCTCAAGCCATACTTCGTTGTACCATGCGGTCAAAACTTCAGTCGGTGTTTCGTCTTGTGTATAACACATAGTTCTTCCGTCGGGCAGAGGGGAAGCTGTTACGCTGACGGTCTGGGTCTGCGGTTCGGTGGTCTCTGTGGTAGTAGCCAGAGAACGGGAAGGCCTGGTGCAGATGCAGTTATACAGCACATATTTAGTGCCGTTAACGTCGCCCTCCTCTTCAAATAACAGTGCGAACGGTTTCGGCTGGATATTCGCGTTTTCCGTTGCCACCTTGTCCTTTTCAGAAATTGTGTAACCAAAGATATCCTCCAAAAACTGAGAATGGAACAAAGCCACTTCCAAATCCCCGGTATACCCGTTATTTACGATGGTGACAAAATACTGCATATCGTCGGCGTGAAACGAGGAACTGTCTCCGTTTGCCTCTAAAGAAAGACTCACTGCTCCTGGAATGGCAACAGGAGTTTCGAATGTGGGAGTGGTTTCGTCAGTCAATAACGCGTAATGCACATTTTTAATACCAAATTTAACCTTGTCTTTTCCTGCCATTTTTTACACCTCAATTTCATAAATGATTCGATACGTTTTTTCCGTATCGTTGTATTCCTCGCTTTTTTCCCAATAAAAAGAGGACAAGGCCTTTTCTACCTTGCCCTCTGTTAACGGGTCTTTCAGTTTTGTATACAAGTCAATCTGTATGTGGTCGAACTTTTTATAGACAACGTTATCTGCCGAAAAGTTGTTAGAATAAACCGACTGATAGACCAAAATAGGAAGATCCGGAGCTGCGTCTTCCGGGAAAAATCCGTAAGCTACCGGAAGTCCGCTTGTTTTCAGAATCTCTTTTATATTTTCAAGAGTTATCACCACGCACCGTCACCTTCACTTTTTTCATCAGCTTTTTTTCCGCGTTCAGTTCAGCGGGGCGAATATGGGGTTTTGCGCCAACTGTACCTAAGGTTTTTCCGCTTGCGCTTTTCAGTTCGTGCCCGTATTCCAGAAGATGAGTCAGCTGGTAATGCTTTTTGTTGTGAACTGAAATTCGAATATCATCGGTACCCTCATAAAGCACCTTTGTACTCCAGCTTTTAGCGTATTCTCCGGTATCCTTGGGAGAGCTGATTTTGATTTCTTTAGCACATTCTTTAGCTACGGTACGAATATCCTTTTTTATCCCGTCAGTTACCTCTTGATTGTACTCTGCCAACTCCTTCATGACGGCATCTGCTAATCCGTCTATCTTCACATTAGCCATCATACACCGACCTTTCTTTCCAGATAAAGCTCAATAGAATCGCTGTCCGGCGAAAAATATGTGCGATAAATCCCATAGCGTTTTCCGTTGATTTCAGCGATACTCTCTCCGTTGTAATTCACAATAGGAGTAACCGCCACAAACTGGGGCTGCAATCCATTTTGGCCCGCGTCCGCCCATTCAGCCCGGGTGATAGACTGTAGGCTTGCCCAGACCTCATTTTTGCTTTCTGAGGCGATTACCTGCCCGATGTCATCTTGGCTGTACGCCTGAGAAATCAGATAAATCAAGCTATCCATTTACCGCACCCTTTTCTGAAAACAGGCGGTTGTTCAGTGCCCAGCGTAACATTCTGGGCATCTGAACATTTTCCTCACGCCTGCGCCGGTACAAATAAGCGGCGTACATTTCAACCAACATTCCGTCGCTTTGCGAATCAGCCAAGGTTATCCCCTCGGTGGAGATGTAATCCTTGGCTGACGCAATAAGCGTTTGCAGGTAAGTGTCCAGAGCGCTGCTGGATACCATAAGATCAGTTTTTAAAATGGTTAAGATATCAGCGTCAGTCAAGGAAATCCCCCCTAAAATCAGCCTGCTGCCGCCTTAGTGACGTTCACGGTATAAACGCGCACGGCGTTGCCCTGGGTCACGGTGACCGTCAAGGGATAGGCTTTCCCGTCAGCAGTCCAGGTTACCGTGCCGCCGTTACGGACATTCTTTCCGTTATAAGCGACAGCGACCTGAGCGCCCGGCTGGGTTGCGGTGGCCTCCACCTTTGCGTTGGTTCCAGAAGCCGTTACTGTGTAGGAATACACATTGGAATCAAAGCTCGGGCTTAAGGATTCAGAGCCGACAGCCAGTTCGGAAAGCTGCGCGTCGTTTGCGGTATCGGCCGCAAAGGTCATTGCGGTAGTTACAGATTCATCATTGATATTGATCGCGACGAACGCACCGGGAATCACGGGCATACCATCAGCGCGCTGCTTGCCTTTAAAGACAGTGTTATCCTGGATAAACTGTACCTCACGGCTGGATTCAATGGTCATGCCGGAGCGCATAGCCAAGAGATAAAGATCACCGTAGCCGCCTACAATGTCGCCGTCAGGCATAAATTCCAGAATATCGATATCGCCGTTGATGATGGGAAGAGTGCCGAATACATTGGATACAATATCGCCGGTAGCGGTAAAGGTAATTACTTTAGACTTTAATTGAGCATAAGTCTTGCTGTTCATAGCCCAGAACTGATTTCCACGGCTGTATCTGGTAAAGGTATTTCCAGCGGCAAGGGTTAATTCAGACCAGAACGCCGCGCCGGTGGAACTGGAACCGCCGATTTTCAGAATATTGGAGGTATGTAAGTCTACCCATTCCGGGGCGTTCGCGGGGTAATCAGAGGGCTTAGAGGCCTGTGCCAGTCTGGTCACAATACCAAGCGGCATTTTGCCTGCTGCGCCCTTGCCGTAAAGAATCGCCT